GAAGAAGTTGAGATATTTATTTTCGAAGATGAAGAAGAACTTGAAGAGTTTATTGATACAGTCCTTGAAGTAGAAGAGTTTTTAGAAGAGTTTGAAGAAGTAGAAATAATAATAATTGAGAATATTGAAGACATAGAAATAGACTTAGAAGACATTAAAATAGAGGAAGATAAATCTAAACCTAAAGAAGACATTGAGATTATTGAAGAGGTTATAGAAGATGAAGACAACATTGAAGTTCTACCACTGGAAGATATTGCCGAAGAAGATGAAGAGATACTTACTGAAGAAATGGTTGATGAAAAGGTTGCAGAGCTAGAAGAAGTTATAGAGATAGAGGAAGATTTAACAGATGAGGAAGTCGCAGAGGCAATCGAAGTATTTGTGCAAGAACTCGACACCGAAGAAGTTGTAGAGGTTCTTGAAGAAGTCAATGACATAGGTGTACAGAATTTAGAACAGGCTACAGAAGAAGTCCAGGAAGTTGTACAAGCTGTAGTTGAAGAGGCTATAGAAGATGTAGCAGAACTCACAGAAGAACAAGTAGAAGTTGTTGCAGAAGTTTTACAGGTACAAACTGAAGATGTAGAAATTATAGCTGAGGCAGTCAAAGAAGATGAGGTAGTTGCTGAGGCAGTAGAAGAGTATGTTGAAAGAGCTGTAGAAAATGCAGATGTAGAAAACTATACACTAGCTGATGTAGTTACAGAGGTACAGTTTGAGACATTCTTAGAAAATCCGATAGAAACATTTGTAGATATAGATTTAACAGAAATAAACATAGCAAACATAGGAGATGATATGACACAGGACCAAAAAGAAAAAGCACAAGAAGTAGTAGTGCCAGTTATTTTGACTAGAATAGCTACTATGGCAGCTTTTGTATTTAGGAAAACAATATGATAAATAAAATATGGTCATGGTTTGTGGAGGCTATAAAAGAGACACTGAACCTTAGTTGGACATTGGTTGGTTTGATTATAGCTACGCTTACATTGACTGGAAGTGCAAGACAGATTACTGGATTAGCAACCTTAATTACATTAGCTATTTGGTTACTTACTATAAGTTTTAGAAAATGAGTTACATGAAAAGACTGTATGAACAGAAATGTACAGCTAAACTTATTAATGGTACATGGGTTACAATTTGTAATTGTCAATTCGGTGTACATTCTCATAGTGAGATAGAAAAACGAGTAATAGAAAAGGTGAGAGATGAAATTACAAGTAATACGAACCCAACTGGGTAAAGACGCAACAAACGGATTATTATTTATTGATGGGTTGTTTGAGTGTTATACACTAGAGGACCAGTATCAAGCTAAAAAAGTTATGCATGAAACCTGTATACCTGAGGGAACATACGATATAAAACTTAGGACAGTTGGAGGTTTCCATGAACGCTACAAAAATAAATATCCTACATTTCACCGTGGTATGTTGTGGATTCAAGATGTTCCAGGATTTGAGTATATCTTAATTCATCAAGGCAACACAGACGAACACACATCAGGTTGTCTTATAGTTGGTGATAGTCAACAGGATTTAGATGTAAACTTTAATGGGATGGTCGGCAGTTCAGCAAATGCATATAAAAAATTATATCCAAAAATATCTGCACAGTTATTAGCAGGTAATGAAGTGACTATTGAGTACAGTAAAATACAATTAGAGGCACAAGAACCTACAGATATGTATGAGAAACTACAAGAGATAAGCGGTGAAATACAGGTTTTGACTGCTAAACTTGATGGAAAGAACATAATATGAGTGATTTATTTGAAAAAAATAAAAGAAAAAGAAACCAAGACGGCACATTTAAAAAAGATGTGGGGTGGACTCCTTGGAACGAGGCATGGAGTTACAAAATGAGTGATGACTTAAAAGACATGCTAGAACGTACCCTTTGGACATTTATCGAGGCATTTATCGGTGCATTGGTAGTTGCTCCATTGGCAGGAATTGACGCAAATTCCGTGCAACTTGCAGCAATCGCAGGTGGTGGTGCAGCCCTAGCAGTTGTAAAGACATACGCTAAAAAACAAATCAGTAAGTAGTTTTTATCTTATAAATCTTGTATAATACTATTGACAGGATTGGAGATGTATTACACGTAAAGAACCTATACCTGAAGAGTGGGGTAATAATTTCTATAAATCAGGTTGGAAACCTGGTCTTGAAGTTAACGAACAGAGTGGATTAGGTGAGATAACACACGTAGGAACTGACCCTAATTACAGGGAAAAGTTTGATGACATACTCTTACAATGGGGATTTGACCCTAAATTATATGAAATAGAAGGCTCAGTACGTGCCTCAGCGTGGAATACTCAACTAAAAGGTGGTGAAACCACAACATTTTATGCATTTAAAGGCATTGTAAAGAAAAGAAATCCTGGACATGACAAGTATTTTAAGGCTTTATTTAAACAAGCATCAAAGAAACCACCTTTAAAACTTAAAACATATGGAGGCGATACAGCCTTTTTGTTTTTTATGGCTGATTGGCAGTTAGGTAAAAAAGATTTTGGTGTAGCAAATACAATAAAAAGGTATGATATTGCACTCCAGGACGCAGTAAACAGAATAAAAGATTTACGTAAATTAGGTGTACAGATAGATGAAATATATATTGTGGGGTTAGGTGACCTCACAGAAAACTGTACAAGTGCTTTCTACGATTCACAACCATACAATGTCGAACTCTCACTTATAGAACAATATGCTCTAGCACGTTCTATGATTATGAAAACAGTAGATACTTTCTTACCTTTAGCAGATAAGATAACTCTTTGTGGTGTGCCAGGAAATCATGGCGAGATGTCAAGGTCAGGCAAAGGTCAAGTGTTTACAGATAGATTAGACAACAGTGACACAATGCACTTGCAAATTTGTGAAGAAATAATGAAAGCAAATGTAGATAGATATAAGAAAGTTAAAGTTGTAGTTCCTGATTCTTACCATCAAGTTATAAAAATTAAATCAAAGACTTGTGCCTGGACGCATGGGCATATGAGTGGTGGCAGTGGGAATCCTGAAACAAAGATAGAAAATTGGTGGAAAGGTCAGATGTATGGACACCTACCTAGTGGTGAGGCAGAGATACTTGTTACAGGTCACTATCATCATTTTCGTAGTAAACAACAAGGTAATCGTACGTGGTTTCAAACTCCTAGTTTAGATAAAAGCATAGATTTTACATCTCGTACAGGTTTGTGGTCACATCCAGGTGTGTTGACTTTCACAGTTAACAAAAAAGGTTGGGATAATTTAGCAATACTTTAGATGAATCCTCTGTTGCAGTTGTAACAAAGACCAGTCTTACCATCTAAAACATCAGTTTGTTTACAAACACGACACTTTATTGAATCTAACTCATCATCTAAATCATCTAAAAGTGGATTATCAAACCATGACATATTCATCACATGTTTCCTCGTAGCAACATTTGTCTCTGTTGTTTAAAGTAACGCAACAACACTTGTAAGTCATACCAGTATTACAATAAATTATTACATCACCAGGTAAAATACTCACTCTTCTTCCTTTTTTTTATCTTGTTGTTCTCTAACTTCGTTCATCATTTGCATATGAAAATTATAATCTATTGCGAACTGCTCTAATAATTTATCTACTTTTGCTACGCTGTGCTTGTTAAGTTTTATGCTTGTCTGTGTTACTTCTTGTCCACCACATGCATTAGCTAAATCAATAGCCCATTTTTTAAGTTCTTTTGGTTCACTAAAAATATTAGGTTTAGCCATTAAAACACTCCTTTTATCATGTTTTCTTTTTGTTCTTTAGTTCTAATGATAGCGTTACATGTCCTAATATCGTACACGTAAGGGTTATCATCTCTTGTTTGTTTATATTGTCTAATACAAAAGTCGTTTCCCTCAACGTCAGTAGCATACTCACCAGGTCTGTCATTTTTTGTTACACATTTATGCACTCGGTCAGGTCTATTCGGTTGAGAGAAATCGTACTCAGGGTATCTTTTTTGTAGCTTTTTTAGTAACTTTTCTACATTGTAAGATATACGTTCTAGTTCATCTGCCATTAGACTTTGTTACTATAATTGTCAATAATTTGAGATGCAGTCTCACCATTTATGTTACCATCACCATATATCTCTTTAAGTTCAGGTAAAAAGTCTGCCTCTTGGTCTGTTGCTTTTGTAACAATATCATTAACCCATTTCATTTGTTTTTCACTAGCAGGATTTTCTTTCCAATTCACGTCATCACCTCCCTCCACATCAAAAACTTTATCTACATTATCTATGCTACCTGTTGTCTCTTTGTAAAGTTGCTCAAACAAATCTAAGAATCTTGTCATCATATCGCTTGACCATTTCTCTACATCCTCCATAAATCCATCTTGCTCTACGACTTGGGCGTATGCAGTTGCTTGTAGCTCTTTAAGTTGCTTGTCATCATTACAAACAGATTTCATAACATGTAACATTTGGTTTGCATTTTTCTTACTCTTACCTGTTGGTGTCTTAGGCTCTGCAACCATCTCATCAACGACTTTTTCCATTTGTTCTTTTTGTTCTTTTGTAGGTCGTACAACTTTGCCTTTTGTAACTTCTACCTTGTCGTCTTTGTATGCCTGTGTTTTTGTCATCTCTTGTAAACTTGGTCTTGCTTTATCGCTACCTTGATACATCCAATTAGCTAAAGCTCTACCAATAGCAGATGTCTCACAGTTCTCTACATGAGATGTAGAGTTAACGTAGGTGTTACCCTGTCCTTTAGTTTCCTCCGCTATCCCAGTTGACACAGGATTTATGTCCTCTTTATCTATGTAAACAAACGCTTTGAATATTACAGTCTTTGCGTCATCACTTACAAATACTTCCTCTGTCCATATACGACCGTTGGGGTAATCTGCCCAAAACTTTTTAAGTCTTTCCTCAACTGTTTCGTATTGGTTTATATCAAACTTCGGCATTATAGTTTTTTTCCTTTCTGAATTAATCTTTTATTACGATTGTAAACTCGCATAAATTTTCTTTTAGTTTGCACTTGTCCAATGATTCGTCCTGTAACGTAAGCTACAATAACTAACATTGCTAAATATATTTCAGTCATTATTTGCCTCCAATATTTTGTAGATACGTTGTCTTGATACATCAAACTTTTTTGCAATATCAATGACACTATATCCGTCTTTTATCATATTTTTTATTACAACAATTCTTCTACGTCTGTTCGCATGTAGATGACGTGTTAGGTAATCTTCCTCATTATTTATGTGATTAGCCATGCGTTCATAGTAAAGCTCACTGTTACTCAATTAAATCACTCAAACTCTTTCTTTCGTCTGCGGTTGCAATCAACTCATACTCACAACTGCCTCCTGGTAAGTCGTGTGATAAGATGTCGTGTCCGTCTTTTCTTAATTGGTGTATTGTTCCGCTAATTCTTGGTATGTTGTAGTCATACACAAAA